GCAGTTACTGGTTCAGACCAAATAAACACAGCATACGTTGAATCTTTCAAAGCTGGCTTCGAACAAGCATATCAGCAAACTGAATCAAAGCTTCAGCCGTATTTCGAACAAGAATCACAAAACGAAGAGTTCCAATACTTCGACCGCATCGGTGTTGCCGAAGCAATGGAAGAGGATACAACTCGTTATGGTGACAACCCTACTAGTGATATCTCTCATGATCGCCGTCGTATCGGACTCAAGGACTATGAGCTAGGCAAGTACATTGATGAGAAAGACCTCAAGCGGGTTCTTACTGATCCAATGAATGCCTACACTCAAGCACTCCTTGCTTCTGGTAAGCGCAAGATTGATGATATCATTATCGACAAGCTCTTTGGCTCGGCTTACACAGGTCGTAGCGGAGGCACAGAGGTTACATTCTCTCGTGCAGCCACAACCACTCGTGATTCAAACATCACTATCGGTAACTTGAGCAAAAACGATGCTAATCCAATTACTGAAACTTATGATGCCACGACAAAGGCAAACGGCATTGATATTGTCGCTGGTAATACAGAAGGTTTCTCTATTGGTTCACGGTATGACGAAACTCCAACTGGAAGCACAGCTCCCACAGGTCTTACCCTTGAGAAGCTGAAAGCTGCTCGTCGCACAATGCTTCGCCTTGAAGCTATTGGTCAGGATGACGTTGTTAACTGCTTCCTTACATCAACTCAGTTCAACGACCTTCTTGGTATTGAGGAGATCATCAACTCTGACTTCGCTGTTCGCAAGGCTCTTGCAGAAGGCTCAGTCACTACGTTCATGGGCTTCCGTTTCATCCAAACCGAGCGTCTTGGACTTAACAGCGACGGAACCGACAACGATGAACGTCGTGTTATCGTTGCAACACCTAAAGCACTTAAGATGTCTGTTGGTACAGCTCTTAAGGGTGATGTGTGGCGCGTTCCCGCTAAGAAGAACATCCCTTACATTTACTTCAAGCTCTGTGCTGAAGCATCTCGTATGTGGGGTGAGGTCACTGGCGAAATCCGCTGCGTAGAGGCTTAATCTAGTCTGTAGCCTCCCCTGTAAAATTCGGGGGAGGCTACTTTTACTTATGGCTATTGAAGCAAACAAGCTAGAAATACTCAACTCTGCCCTCCGTATGGTGGGTAGCTACCACATCGACGCTACGGATGAAACAAGTAGCACTTACGAGATAACCACTCGTGCTTTTGCGCAAGCAGTCACTGAACTGTTTGGCGACAACATATTTAATTACAACACAAAACGGTCAACACTGATTGGTGTTGCGTCTACAGAGTTTGCGAACTTTGGGTACGAATACATACTGCCATCTGACTTTAATTTATTTCTGTATGTAGAGACAACGGAAGACTACCTTTGTTCTAATTTTAGATTTGCGAACGGAAAGCTGTATGCTGATGAAACATCTTTAAAGCTAACATACACGTATGTACCTAGCTTAGAAACCTCAGCAGCAGGACTCCCTGCGTTTCTTACAAGGCTACTCACTCTGCACATGGCGCAGAACATGAGCATTGAGCTTTCTGGCTCTGAAAATAGACACGAAATACTACACAAGCAGTATGTTCTTGCGCTTCGAAGAGCACGCATGTTGGAGGGCAGGCAGGGTCCAGCTCAGACATACATTAACGACAGCAACTCTAGTTTTATAAGCGCACACCAGAGCTATGGCAAGGTATAGTAATGTTCAAACAGATTTTTCAGGCGGGTTAATAAGCGAGTACGTTTTAGGGCGCACCGACATTAAACGAGTAGCTAATTCTGGGCGTAAGTTTAAGAACTTCTTTCCGTCACTGCAGGGTCCTGCTATATACAGGACTGGGTTTAAACACTACAACACACTAGATCCAGACGTTGAAGATGTTTTAACCGTTGATGTGATTTTAGCAACCGACGCACCATACAGGGTAGTGTTTTCTCCATCTCTGATCACTATTTATGATTCAGACGGTATAGCCAAAGACACAATCCCCACAGAGTATTCTGCTGGAGATATTAGAGATTTGCGTTTTAGTTCGGAGACTGGTGAGTTGTATATTGCTCACGGTCGGCACAGACCGAAAAAACTTACAGCTGACATTACTTTTGTGTCGCTGGGGCTTATATCACATGATGGCAAAAACCTGTATGCTATATCAGGTTATGGAATTGATACAACTTTTGACTCAAACGAAGGATACGTTGCGGGTCCTGCTGCAGACAGTCAACTTCTTGAGGGACCTTCCTCAGCTGGGAGTTGGCAAGTAGATCCAACTACAGGGAAGATCTTAACGTCGGGAGACTATAAAACTATACGAACAACATCTCGTGTTACATCAACATCTGAACAAGTTGTTTTGTCAAAAGCGCAATTCGACTTTGGAACTGGTAATCTGACAAACGACCCAGACAGGATGTTTACATTTTCATTAATGGACATCGCTGATTATCCAGTAAGTGAGGGAGAAACAAACCATTACAACTTACACCCTAATGTATCGTTTACGGCAAAATTTATAGACAACAAGCTAAAGTTGTTCAATCAGGCTAACACATCTGCTGCTCTAGCTGAAATGAGTATATCTGATATTGCAGGAGATACACTTGAAGCCGAGATTAAGCTAAATGTGGGTTCAACAGCTGCAAACACAGAAGCAGTGGTAACTTTGCGAAGTATAACAGACACCACAGAGGTGAGCCATACGCAAACAGGAGTTCCTGCTGACTTTTATACGGCTTTGCTCGACGAAGGAGTAAAGGCGTTCTACCAGTCTGGTAAACTAACAAATGGTGGCGTTAATCCGCTAAGTATACATAACATTTATTATAGGAACCAAACAACGCATGGCTCAGCAGAAGATGTAGAACTTAGAGCAAACGCTGAAGTTCAGGGGGATGATCAGTGGACTTTAGAAGATTTATCTTTTGAAGTTGAACCTTACTTAGAAAAAGAACCAGAAACTAATAAGTTTAATATTTCACAAAATGAAAGGTATATAGAGCTGAGTAGTAGTGCATCAGACTTTGCTCCAATATCAGCTGACTTTAACGAATTAGTTCTTCATAACTTTAGCCCTGCGTCGTCAACGTATGGTGACGGTCTTACTGAGCGTACCTATACTAATGTTTATCAGAGACTTACATCCAATACGTCAGGCACAGGTGCTTTATATACTATTGTGGTTGATGTTTCTGGTAATTATACAGTCACTGTTACCAACCCTGGCACTGGTTACGCTGTAGGTGATGAAATCACTATTAATGGCGACGTTGTGGGTGGCAACGGTGTAAATGACGACATAACTTTTAATATACTAATAACACCTGGCGAATACAGCAAAGACTGGTATGTTGAGTACAGCGTTGATGGCGATAAATTTTTAGGTAAAGCGGTAGACGCAGGTAGCTCAGATAATTACACTCTTGCTGATCCCACTAATACGGTTATAAACCTAGAGCCTGTTGTTTCTGTGTTAAACATCGAAGACAACGCAGCTCAGTTGTTCTTATTGGATAACGAAGAAGCCACAACTGCTGATGATACAAAGGCTTTAGTATTAGATGGAGTGGAGGATGACGAAATCCATCTTAGGTCGGACACCATTGTATTTAATGCAGGGTTTGTTGACTCATGGGTTCGTGTTAGCGACGACAGACGTAACAACCAAGTAGTTGTTGGTCAGGATCGCAGCCTTACTCGTTGGGTAAAAATTAAAGAGCATCTTGGAACCTCGGATCATCCAGTTGATTTCTTCAGAGGTGGTTTTGATAACTCACTATACTCTTCTGGAAGTGTCTATCGTGTGTTTGGTACTATTAATGTGACAGGAAACAATATTTATATATTGGGTCCAAATACCAGTGGGGTAATAAACCAAACGATGGGGATTGTACAGGAAGATGGGAATAGAACATTTTCTTTTGTTAACAGGGTTCAGACAACTAATGCTAGGGATGGTGCTCTGTATACAGGGGTCACAACAGTTGGAAACCTGTCTACTCAGAAACAATTTGACGTAGTATCTTGTTATAACAACACAGATGACGGTGTTCCAAAAGTTGAAGAGTATGACACAGCCACGAATCCATCAGGTAGTTTAATTAGTCCACCTATCTCAAGCACACTGACAGTAACACCTATAGCTAATGATGCTTTTTTAAACAGCACTGAAGACACATTTAAAACTGAAGACTTGGGTCGGCATGTGTTTGGTCGCATGGAGTCAGGTAATGTGTTTATGAAAATTGTTCGTTTTGTAAGCACACGGCAGGTGGTGGTTAAGCTTATAAACCAAGTTCCCAGAGATAAAAGGACACTTTCCTTTGAAAACGAAGGAAGTTTTGAAGATGTTAAACTTGGAGCATGGTATACTGAAAACTATCCTAGGACTGTTGCAAAGTTTGAACAGCGTAGGATTTTTGGAGGAACATACTCTAACGCAAACTATATCTATTTTAGCCGTGCAGATGATGAGCTTAGTTTTCAGCCGACTCAGAATGATGGTGATGTTTTAGACACGGACGCTATAACGTATGCGTTATCTAATAAAAACGCAGGTATTCGTTGGATAAACGCAGCTAAAGATTTAGTGGTTGGAACTACTGGTGGTATTTATAGGATTGTTCCTAATCAGTATCAATACGGTATTAGTCCCAAAACAGTGCGAATGGAGCTTACAGAAGAAGAACCTTGCGAGCTACAAGCCGAGACTGTTGCAAGTTCAGTTTTCTACCCAGACCAGTCAGGCACTCGTCTTATGGAGTACAAGTATGATCAGTCTTTAAACAGCTCATCATCTAATGACGTATCTAAATTAGTATACCCAGTTTTCCTAACAGACGCTATTGCTCAGATTGCGTATCAGCATACACCACAACCCAGGATCTGGGCAAGAACAGTTTCTGGTAAAATATACTGTCTATCGTATCATAGACAGGAGGAGTTTTACGCATGGTCTGAACAAGATTTAGGAGCTGATGCAAAAGTTCTTGATATATCTATACTACATAGAGGCACAGATACACAGTTAGACCAAGTGTGGATTATTGTTAAAAGAAGTGGATTTATATACACCGAGGCTTTGGCAGAGACAGATCCTGTGCAGCTTACTGATTTTCCAATGTTAGACAGTTACATTGAGATTGATACGGATGCAGTTGTTGTTCCCACATATACACCATTTACTGGGTCTTATAGTGCTAGCAACAACATGACAGTGACTGCCGACGAAGAAACGTATGGTAATGGTGGTGAGTTTGTAAGCTCAGCGAGCACAGGTTTTCGTAAGGCGAGTATAGATCTAAGCACACCTATACCTTTAGGAACAACTGTAGAGATTAAGTCTACAGTTGTAGAAAAAACAGGCACTTGGAGGTGGGAGTTTCTTACATCGACTGGGGATCAAGCAAGCTCTGCTTATCAACAAGCCACTGCAATCACTGGAACTGATACTGTTACTACAACTGCCGAAGCTACTCAGCTTGTGTTAAGATCGCAAGATAGCGGGACTTTAAAAGTTGCTAATATAACAATAAAAGACTTAGTTGTAGATATAGATGATATTGATGTTAGTGAGAGGTTCGGGGCAGGAGATACTGTTGCAGTTCTTGAAGAAGGTGTGTATATTGGCGATCAGACACTTACAGACGGCACAATTACACCCCAATCCGCAAACTCAACTAAGTTTGTTGTAGGGCTTCGTTATAGCGGAGAACTTCAAATGATGTTCCCAACGTGGGACGCTCAAAACAAACCAGCTTACGGTGCAGATACAGCACGCATCGTGTCCATACGTCCTTTCTTAATTAACACATGGAATTATATGGTAGGTGTGGGTGACAAATTTGAAACTGTCCGAGTATCTACAACGTATGGTCATGGCAACGGTTTTACAGGCTTTGACAAAGAACGCCCTGTGATTGGTTCTACTTTTGGTGTAGAAAACGTGCCTACTATTAAACACGAAGAGCCATACCCCTTGACAATTGCGTCGTTAACAACCAAAACTGACTTGAACTAAAATGGAAATACCTTTAGCAATTGCTCTGATTTCAACCGCAGTTAGCGGTTTTGTATCTTATCGCGCAGCGCAGAACAACGCAAAAGCGCAGGAGTACGCTGCGGATGCTGCTGAGGCACAGGGTGAATATGATGCTCAGATTGACACCAACAACGCAACACAGGCGGTAAACCAGGCTAATTTCGAGGCTTCTGCTGCAGAGTCTAATAAGTTTAGAGACCTTGAAAAAGCTCAGAGAAACAGAGACCTTCTTAATAAAAAGGCAAGAGCCGAGTTGGCGACTGAACGCTTGTCAATAAACTCGTCGTTTGGAACATTTGAGTACACATTTACACAGTCGACTAAGGAGTACGGAAACCAATTAGCTGCTTTTGATTTTGAAACATCAGCAACATCATACGGTTTTAACATTCAAGCCACGGAGGCACAGCGTCAAGGTGGGTTGGCGTGGACTAACGGAATGGCTGCTCGTGACCTTACTCTTGCTTCTGCATCAAACAAGGCTACTCAGTTTAGAAACCAAGCATCAAACATGAGGATATCTGCTGTTGGTAGTTTAATCGGCACTGCTGGCAGCATGGCAAACATGTATCACACGGGAACAAAGTAATGGCTATTCAACTAAATACACAAACTGCTCAACAACAGAAAGCACCGTTTAGTGCTTTTGACACTACTTCGAATTATCGTAGTGGTCTTACTGATGTGGCTCGGGGGCTTGATAAAGTTGCTGGAGCAGCAATGAACATTCAAAAAGCTAAAAACCAGCAAAAGGAGAAAGCTCAGGGGTTGTTGGCTTATAAAGCTAGTCAGGATTACGCCGTTGATTTTAAAGATAGGTCGGATGCGTTTACAGCTGCTATTGCGACGGGTGATCCTGATAAAATACAAGAAGCTGAAAATAGATTTAATGAACTTGAAACAACAGGTTTAGATTACTACAGCCCTGACTTGGATCTGGGTGGTGACTCTGCTCAACGTGCTGCTGCAAAAGCACAAGCGGATTGGCAAGCAGCGCGTAATTCGTTTGATACTCAAAAAAACCAGCGCATTATTTTCGGACAGACTACGGATTACTTAGGTGCTCAGAGAACTGATGCTACAAAAGCCGTTGTTGACAATCCAGACGGTCTTGATGTGTTTACGTTAAACGACACATTGTCTAGATTCAGAGGTGAGGATGAAGAGTATCAAGTAAGGTATGACGCGCTGACTACTCCAAAAGAACAGACTGGGTTTAACGGAGACTTAGCCAGCAACACCACAGTTGTTTCAGTGCATAACATGAAAACTGCGCGAACACTGAAGGAGCTAGAGGATCGAAAACAGATAGTGGATGAACACACAACTCACGCTGTGGAAACACTTGGAATGCCTACGTCTAGTGTAGAGAAAATTGAGACTGCTTACCGAACAGCAAAAAAAGCTCTGTCTGATCCTACTTATAAGCTTGCAGCTGGAAAAGAAGAGTATGCCAAACTAAACGCATCTATTGCATCTTTTTTTGATGTAACAAAGTCGAGCAACATGCTTAGTATGGTTAACAACTCCGCTACGGACATTGTTAAGTTCATAGAAAACCACCCAGAGTGGGCAGCAGAAAACCAAGAAAAGCTAGACGGCTTAATGGCAACCTTAGCTCTTTTTAGCCCTCCTCGTGACGAAAAAACTGGTGAAGTAGCAGGAGAGTCTTTTGTTGATAATTTAGCTATTCGTTTTTTACGTTTTGGTGTTAAAAACACTGGCAACTTAGAAGATTTCATGTTGTCAATAGATGTTAATGAAGAAGCTGTTGAAGGCGAAACCCCAGAACAGAAACTTGCGAGAGAGGCGCGTATCACTGTAAAAGAGCAGTATGAGAATCTTCCAGATCCCATTAAAACTAGGATGCAAGCGTACATTGATAGGAGATCGCAGCTTGTTATAGATGGCGTTAACAACGGCGATCTAACCTCTCTTGGAAATTTGTTTCCCCGCCTTGAAAGGCTCATAGAAAAAGCTCAGGGTAACCCAGAGAAATGGGATGATGTTCGTATGTTTTACACAGATGTTGTGTTGCCTGAGATGACGGGCAGAGGAATTAGCACTGGTTTAGCCCCTACTGGTATAACAGGCAGGGGAACTCTTAATGGTCAACTAACCCTTCCTACGCAGTGGGC